TTACCAATATTTGTATCAGGTTGGATATAGCTAACAATAATATTAAACTTACCAGCATTAGGCGTTGTTAGTGCAGAGCTCAAAATTTGCAAGTTAACAACAATTTGGCTAAACCATGTAGGTTGTTGGCCAGGCTGAATGTTTTGTACGTCTTGCAAAGTTGCTACTGCGTTAGCATATTGAGTTGCGCTAAATGTTGCGCTTGAACGACCAACTGTTGTACCAGTAGAAGCAATACTGCAATATGAAGCACCAGCAGCAGAAGTTACAAAGCCGTTAGAAATAAATGCCAAAGTGCCAGTAGCTGCGTTTGAACCGTCAGTTGGGTTAACAACTAAGTCAAGCTCAACAGATTTAAGGTATGAACCTTGTGGGATCAAAAATACTGCGCCACGGTAAGTTGTACCAGAAGCATCAGCAGTTGGTTGAGTAGCGGCAACAGTTGGGCCAGTAGCACTATAAGCGCCAGCTTGAGCTGTGTAGATAGTAGCTAGTTGGTTAGGAATGTTGTTAGATGTTACATACTGTGTAGAAGCGCCGCCGTAACCAGCTTGACCAGGAGTGGTTTTAGAAAAGTCTAATAAACAAACTTGTGTTAGTAGGGTATAACCTACGTCACGTTGTGGGCCAAAACGTTGATCACCAGACAGAATTGGACCTTCAAATGTACTACGTCCCATAATGGACTCCTTATGCAAAAGAGCTTATCCCAATCGTTGCATCGTCTGCTGGGGCAGTGGCGGAATAAGCAAATCACCCAGATGTTGTATTTATACATCACAATTTATTTGTGTGCAAGTAGTTTGTGTAAAATCAAACTATGAAAAAACAAACTAAACCACCCAAAATCCTTGTATCTCAAGAATCCCAAGACTATTTCTTTAAAGCCGTAAAGCTTTATGAAGCTGGAGATATGCAGGGGGCCGCCAATACTTGCGAAATAGCCATAAAACTTAGCCCAAATCATTCTGATGCCTTGCATTTATTGGGGGTAATTCTAGCTGGGGCTAAACAATATATTGCTGCTTTAGGGTTTTTTAACGAGTCTATTAAGTTAAATCCTGTTAATTTTGTTGCTTATAACAACCGGGCTAACTTATTTCAAGCCCTAAAACAATCAGAATTGGCTATAGATGACTTTGACAAAGCTATTGAACTAAACCCCAATTACGCTGAAGCTTACTATAACAAAGGTATTGTTATGGGTAGTTTGCACAAGATTGAAGAAGAAATCGCCCTTTACGATAAAACTTTAGCCCTACAACCAAAATTTCCAGAAGCTTACAATAACAAAGGCATTGCTTTACAAAAACTTCACAGAATGGAAGATACGCTAAGTTGCTATCAAGCCGGAATAAACCAAAACCCTAAATATGTTGAAGCTTTTTATAACAACCGTGGGTTAGTATTGCAAAACCTTATGCGGGTTGAAGAAGCTTTAGAGGACTACAACAAAGCTATTGAAATAAAGCCAGACCTAGAAGATGCTCGGTTTAATCGGTCTTTATGTCTATTATTACTGGGTAAGTATGATACCGCTTGGGAAGAGCATGAGTGGCGTTGGAAAAGGACTGTATACCCTCGGCGTATTCACGAAAAGCTATGGCTAGGTAAAGAAGATATTAAAGGCAAAGTTCTTTTTATCCATGGTGAGCAAGGTCTTGGAGATATGTTGCAGTTTTGCCGTTATGCTAAATTAGCTAAAGCGCTAGGGGCTACTATTGTTCTTGGAATAGAAAAACCTTTGCTTGAACTTGTCTCGTACGCTTTAGAGGACTGCGTTGACTTGCTTGTTACTCCAGGGGATAAGACCCCTTATTTTGACTTCCAAGTACCTATTATGAGTTTGCCGTTAGCTTTTGGCACAACTAGCTTGGACTTAATACCTAATGAACCTTATTTAAAAGCAGACCCTACTAAAGTTACATACTGGGAGCATAAACTTGGCCCAAAGAAAAAGAAACGAGTCGGCGTAGTTTGGTCAGGTGGCTATAGGCCAGACCAGCCAGAAGTGTGGGCTGTAAATGAACGTCGTAATATTTCGCTAGATAAGTTAGGCCCTCTATTTGATGTAGATGTTGAATTTTATTCGCTACAAAAAGGTGACCCTGCGGAAACCGAGCTGGCTAGTTCTCAGTATAAAGATAGATTAATTAACTACACAGCCGAGCTTAAAAATTTTAGCGACACTGCAGCGCTTATTGAATGTCTTGATTTAGTTATTTGTGTTGATACATCTACCTGCCATCTTGCTGCAGCTATGGGAAAACAGACTTGGATGCTTAATCGTTTTGATACTTGTTGGCGTTGGCTTATTGATCGTAATGATAGCCCTTGGTACCCAACCTTAACGCAGTTCCGGCAACCAAAACTAGGTGATTGGGGTAGTGTTGTAGAAGCAGTTAAAAAATATTTAGCTGTCCTATAAAAGCAAAGCCCCGCCTTGTGAGCGGGGCCTGCACCAAGTAGTCGAAACCGCTTGGGGGGTTAGTTCTTAGTAAGAACCGTAGATTCCTAGTGGATCAGACCAACCGAAGCTGTAACGCTCACGAGACTTGTAACGAACGTTACCTGTGTCGAAATCACCATCCATAGAATTCTGGAGTGGTGTACGCTCAAAGTGCTTCAAACCATTAGGTACATCAGTTGTCAAGAACCAAGCATTAGTTGCGGTCAAGAAGTGGTTAATTGTGTAACCTTCTGGAACTGCACCATTGTTCTTAATTGCATTGATGTCGTTGTTGTTAGTACCAACACGCAGTTCTGTTTCGAGCAAACGAGTTGCAACGAATTGTAGTGCAGGTGGAACGATCAACTTACGTGGCTTAGCAGCGATTAACAGACCACGCTCATCAGTCCAAGCAGCGATTTGAATAACGGCATTTTCCAACGCAGTTTCGTTCAAGTCAGCAGGAGTAGATGGGGCATTGCTGTTAGTACCGCCGTTAACCAATGGGTGTGAAGCGTTGAGTAGTGATACGCCATCGCCACCGGTATAAGCGGCGTTAAATGCGTTGTTCAATACTGCAGCAGCTTTAACCTGTTTGGTATAAGCCATAGCACGAGCTAGACCTTTAGTATAGCGAGCTGATAAAGAATCGTAGAGGTTATCTTCGATAGCTTCTTCAGTCAAGCTAAAGCCAAGGGCGATAGTTTCGTGGTTGTAGCGAGCTGTCCATGCTTCTTGTGCATTATCGTAAGCGATGGCTTGGCCTTCGTTTTTGACTGGTGCAGCAGAAAAGCCTGACAGTTTTGTTTCTTCTTCAAAAGAACGCTCAGAGGTCTCTGTTTCGTAGATCTCTTTGTGTTCTTCACCGTAGCGAGCATACTCTAATCCGAACAATGCGTTCAAACCTGGGAGCAACTCTTTCAATAGTTGTGCACGTGAAATAGCCATTTAAAAGCTCCTTAGATTAAAGTGATACAGCCTGGCCAGCAGTATTGTAGTACTCGTGGATACCGAAGTTGAACTTAACGATCGCTTCCGGATATTGAGTAAATACTAATGTGCTAGATGCAGGGATTGTCATTGCGGTTGATGTGGTGCCAGTTGGGCTGTTTACAGTTACTTGTAAGTAGTTCAAAAGAACGGTAGTTGCACCAGCGGCTGCTGCTGTACTTACCCAAGAACCTGTACCAACATACTGACCATTAGCTGCTAAATAACCAACTTCTGTACCAACTGGTAATGCTGAAGGAATAGCAGAAGTAGTCAAAGTAACGGTTGAACCGGTACCAGCAGACGAAGTAAATGTAGCAGTAGTAGAAGTAGCAGTATCAGGGACTAATTGAACAATACGGAATGGTAAAGATGCTGTATTAGCTACAGTACCAATATACATTGCGTTTAGCGAGTCACCAGTGTTAACGTTACCAGCTTGATCTGAACCAGCTACGTTTTGACCGATCATTGCGGTTGCATAAGAACCAATTGCAGAACTACCAGCGGTAGTAACAGCGGCGGCTTTAAACAAAACATCTGGATCATCAGCAACGATAGCAACGCCATCACCAGCTAGTGTACTTGCTGGCCAGTATTGGCTATAACGTTTTTGTTTAGTAACAGGGTCAGTGTAAGAACAACCCAAGAAAACACCAATAGTACCGTTAGCAGCGGCGCCAGTAATAGCAGAAGCACCGGTAGTAACAGTTGAACGTGTAATAAAACCACGGGAAATACCAACTACATCGCCATAAAAAAT